AGGCATCAGGATTGTTGAAGACTTCCACGCATGGAATAAACTCCATCGTGTTGACTACAGTCTTCTTGTCGAAGATGCCGTACTCGAGAGACGGCATATCAAAACTGATTTCCTGCTCGCTATGAAATTCTTCAATCTCCGTTGCAGTGATACGGAGACGCATATAGCGCTTATCGGTATTCAGACCAACACCCTGGAAGCCTTTGCTGGATTTGACCTTATATGGATAAATGATAATGACCTCTTCCAGGTCACCCTCAGGCGAATAGAAGGCTCGATACGAATCCTTGTCGAACCAGTACAGTCGGTAAGTTTTTTTAGTTGGGCGAATATAGAACAGGCCCTTGCCGTAGGTTAAAAAGCGATCCCAGATTGAATCCAGTCGGGCGTCAAGCTTGTTGAACTTGATTACCTGTTGGATAAAATCAAACCGCTGAGTACCGAAATTATCTTGAGCCGGGTAAAACTCTACGCCCTGACGGATGCCGAACATCCGCATCTGCGACAGGTGGGCATTGACCAGCATGGTATCGGCATGACCAGTACCATCACGGGTAATAACTGCCTTGAGGATAGCGTCGAGTGCTGATTTAGGACTATCGCTCATGAGTTAGATGACTTCAAGATTATTCTTCAATATCGTAGCCAGCAGCAATGCGTTTGAGTGTAATTGTGTCATCCTCAACTTCAACGTCGAAACGTTCGTTCGGTTGAAGGGCCATATCGTGGCACAGTTCGTCGGGAAGAGGGATTACTGCGGAGCCGTAGGCGTCCTGCTCAAGCTCAATAGTGTAGTAGCTGGGGGACATTGGAAAAGGATTCTCCTAGTTTAGGTCCAAAATACTTTATCCCTATTTACTCCTAAATTTAAAATTCGAGCTCCAGCTTGCCCCTGGTCATTAGGCCATTACAGAGCCAGACGAGAGCGTCGACGCAGTCGTCGTGCGAGCTAACACCAAAGTTAACGATCTCGTCGGTGAGTGGTCCGAATCTCCGATACTTGTTAAAAATAATTTTCCGCTGCTCAAACAAACCCATAATTCCCCGGAAACGAGCGACTTTGTCCCCACGGAATCCTTTGATTGCGTGCCAGTTCATGTTGTACAGTCCGTGGTCTCCCAGACAAATACGTTTAAAATCCGCCTCCAAGGATGCCTGATATGCAACTGCTTCGGACCAGATGTCGATATTTGATCCGGTGGGGAAATACCTGTTGTTGTCTTTATGTACAACGCCCCACTCTTCCATCATTTCCATGAGGGCTTCTAGTTTCTCCAGGTTGCCCATAATCCGAATTCGTTTGCAGTCGATGATGTGTATCTTCTGCCCCACACGTCCACCCATCACGAAGACGGTATAGTCATTCTGTTCACGGATGCCTGCAGACAGGTCAACCCCAACACCTAAAGAATCAAACTGAGTTGCGATTGCACCTTTGACAATCAAATCCGGAGACAGAGAGAGCTCACTGGTTTGGACAATTTGATTTTGATACTGAAAACTAAATGCAATTGGTGCTTGTCGACGCCGATCCTGTAGGTACTCCAGGGACCAGAGAGCTGGCCAATATGATATTTCTTCACCCTCTGAATCAACAGTAATTGCCGATTGGACGATTTGGATCCAGTCGTTTGTGGGTGTAAATGTAGTGTTGTGGATATCATCATGTCGGAACCGAGTTCCTAGGCAGATGGCTCTCCCACCCTCGAACATAGTCGGAACAATAACTGAGTTCCAGTTATCTTCCATGGCTGCACGGATGTCCCGATTTTTAATATCATCTGCGGATTTAATTGCGTCATCGATGATACAAAGATGAGATCGCTTGGATGTCACTGCACCCTTCAAACCCGCACAACAAACAGTAAACTCTTCTTCACCAGTAGATTTAATACCTGCAAATTTCCAATCGATGCTCCAGTATTCGTTGGAGTTGATTCCTTTGGCAATCTTTACACTTGGGAAGACTTCCGAGTAAGTCTTACTCTCTTCAATAATTCTTTTAATGGCAGCACTCTTAGGTCGCGCCACATCTACGGTGTAAGAAATATAAAGGATTTTGAGCGGTTTTTTGGCTAGAGCGTGGATACCAATTGCCCAAGCTGTAAACAAACCCAACACAGTTGATTTTGCTGAACCCCGTGGAGCCAGAATATCCACATTGGGTCCGGCAATTCCAACCAGACATTCGCTGTCGTCACCGGTGCATAAGTATTGGTGCCACTCTTTGTGGTGAGTCGCCGGTGGTTTATCTCCAACGACTTCACAAAAATATCCAAAATCTTTTCGAGCCCGCTCTACATCTACAGTTGACGATTGTTTAACAACTCGTTTCTGAGCCGCAGCCCTAGCGGTGCGACGATAAACGCTGTAGATACTAGTGCCTGCCATGCCCGTAGCATAGCGTACTAATTTTTAAGATTCTTCCTGCAGGATCTTTGTCCACACACCCATCGAAGCCTCTTGGAGTGGACCTTCAATCGGATCATCTCGGAAAATAGACAACATCTCCCGCAACGCCCGGTCTGCACCAGCGAGAATCAAACCCTGTTTGTCGAGGAGGATCTTCTCATCGTTAAGTTGCTTGATTGAGCCTCTAAGTTCTTTCTGCATCATCGCAATGCGAGACGTGCCCATATCTTGTTTAACCATCCCCATATCAATTGCCTCACGCAGCTTAAAAATATCCTGCTGCATGGAGTCAATTTCCATTTCTAGAAGACCATTAAAATCCCGTTTTTTGTATTCTTTTTTAGACCACTCATCACATTCCACGATGCTGCCCGTAAACCCGAGAAATCGGGAATACAGGTACATCTGGATTGGGGAGTTAGTCCGTTTGCAGAATGTAAGGAAGGATTCTCGGTCTTTGTCTGTTAAACCTTGAATCCAGTCCTTCATGATCGATACTGCTGTTGAGCTTGCTCGTAGTCCCTTTGCTCTTTATAGCGCCGGAACATCTCTTGCTGCAAGTCGGTTAACCGTTGTTCCTGAGCGGTGCGGCCAACAGTTTCGCGCTGTTGCTCACCGGTCGTGACAATACCCCGGCGTTCTTCTTCACCACGTACGCGGGTAAGTCCGGTTTCACCAGTGAAGCGTTCGGCCTGAGTCAGACGCTCTTGAGTGCCGGTTGCGGCGATCCCTAAGCGTTGCTGCTCACCCGTCAGACCGATTTGACGCTCTTGTCCAGCCAAAAGCTGAGATTGCGTCAGGCGAGCTTGTTCACCGGTAGCACCAATGCCGAGCCGTTCTTGTTCACCACGAGTAACGGCGGTTTGGCGTTCCTGGGCTCCGGTGGCAGCGATGCCTAGACGTTGTTGTTCACCGGTGGCAGCGATGCCTAGACGTTGTTGTTCACCAGTGGCGCTGATGCCAAGACGCTCCTGCTCTCCACGAGTAACAGCTGTTTGACGCTCTTGGGTACCAGCAGTTTCGAGGCCTGCACGATATTGAGCACCCGTAGCGGCAATACCCAGCCGCTCTTGTTCGCCACGCGTAAGAGTGGTTGCACGCTCCTGCTCACCGGTTGCAGCAATCGTCAGACGTTGTTCACCACCAGCAGCCTGAGTCCTTCGAATATCCTGTCCGGCAAAGAACTCAGCATTCGTGCGGTCCAGCTGAGCACCCAACTCCATGTTGAGTCGTTGCTGAGCACCACTAACTTCGTTCAGCGCAGTCTGCGTCTGAAGTGATTGAGTCGGCACCTGGGTAGGAGCAGCCGGCGGCGGCGGCGGTGGCGAATAAACAATTGTCGGAGGAGGAGGTGGTGGTGATCCGCCCATAATTAACGACTCGCTGCTTTCAGTTTAACGCGGTTTATTTCAGGCAACCTGAATGTATTGACCAGCAAAGCTACCGGCAAAACGCTTGGCGGCTTCTTGTTGAGCTGCGGTAGCCAGCTGACGCTGTGCTTCGGCACCAGCAGCCGTGGCCATCTGGTTTTGTTTGGATGCCATAATTGCCTGAACATTGCTCGGCATCTGCTCTTTGGTCGCCAGGAAAGATTTGCTAGCAGCCAAATTCCGCGCAGTTGACTCTGCACCAGCAGCACTCAGGTAAGGATACAAGGAGGCGAGCTGTTCACGAGTTAAACGTGAAGAGAGTTGCGCAGCTTGCTCCATTTCAGCCATACGCGTCGGGCTTACGGCTTTGTAAAAATCCAAATATTTTTGAACTTCCTTATCCATGGGAGGAACCGCAGAACCAGTTTGACCTTGCAGGTCTATATCACGAAATCCAGTAGAAAAATCAGTCCCGACCATCGGAAATGGAACTTTGGAAAAGTCCGTAGCAGAAATCGTGACCTGAGGTAGTTTCTGAGTTTTCTCCTTGCCAAAATCTGGAGCAGGTCCCCGGAAGGGTGCACCCACTGCAAAGCCAGGAATTTTCTGGTAAAAGGGTGACGCGGGATCGCTCCAGATTGCGGCCATATTAGCTGTACTGGTATTGTTGGGTTAATGCGGAACCGGCTTGCGAGGCTGCGGTGAGGCCCATCTGTTGGGCAGCTTGCTGACTACGCTCAAGCATGTTGGCGGCGGTCATGATGTTCTGGCGAACACCGGCTGCTGCCATTTGACGTTGGAATTCAGTCTTAGAGCGAGCCTCAGCAGCTTTAAACAGTTCTGGCATCATCTTGCGCATGTTGGCAAGCTCCACATCACCCTGCAGGAGCTGAGCAGTACGAGCTGCACCAAAGGGGCTGGCGGGGTTCAAAATATCTGCGGTGTTGTAAGGAGAGGCTCCAACGGGAAGGCCACCAGGAACTGCACCCGCGGTTTCATAGGATGCTTGTGGTTGCATAGCTCCTAATCCCAATCCACCAGCCGCACCAGCGACCTGTTGGGCGGGTTGAGCAACAGCGGCGGCCGGACTTCCGGCTAGGGCTGGGGTAGCCATAAGGCCCAGGCCACCGGCGGCTAAGCCGGCTGCAGCTGGGGCGGCAAGAAGCGCTTTATCAGCTTGACTTAAAGCAACACCTTTGGCCGCCTTGGAGAGAGCAACTTGACCAAGCGCAGAACGGCCGAGAAGACCGGCGCCGAGTGCTTGACCGGCCATTCGGAAACCACCGGGGGTCATAGCACCGAGGCCAGCACCAAGTGCAGCGGCGCCTAAATCGCCGCCACTACGGCGATAGCCAGTAACACCACCAATTGCCGCACCGGCAACAGGCAGAAGAGCTGCAAGAGGTAAAACCATAATTTTGTATCTTCTTGATTGTTATTTTAGCGGTTGCAAATCAATCAAACAAAGCACCACCAAGACCTCCGCCAAGTTGCGAACCTAGTGATGCACCGGCTAAGCCAACACCTGGAATAAATCCGCTGGCAGCCCCAAGTAAAGCACCACCAATTTGTCCCCATTGAGATTTCTTACCTTCTTGACCTGGCAGGAAAACAGGGCTTAATTGCTGCGGATAAACAACGCCTAAATTCTCTAATACTTGACCCCCTCCTCCTTTACTCCATTCACCACCATAGGCACCAAAACCTCTACCAAAACCACCATATTCACCCTGTCGCCGATACTTCGACTCAGGATCCATGCCAAGACCAGACGCAAAAGATTTTAAGAAATCTTTTGCTCCAAAACCGCCTGATGCCGGGGATCCAGAAAAACCACCTTCAGACGAAATTGGTTCGGAAACATTTTTCCAACTTGTATTTGGCATCCTGCTACCAGCAGATCCAAAAAAAGAAGAGCTAGCCATTAATTCAATATTGAACGGGCGCAAATACTTGCTGTGATAATCTTATTATATCGAGGCCACCATCAGTCGTTCTTCCGCCAATACCTACGCTTTGCTGGGCAGATTGCCTTGCATTAATTAATTGTAATTGATGTTGAAATCTCTGTTGATCTAACATTGACTTGGCAACAGACTGGTTTGTCATCGGCGAAACCCCTGGCATGTACTGTTGGTTTGCAAATGAAACTTGTGATCCTTGTCCCTTAAGCGGAAGCGCATATTGAGATTGACCATACATTTCACTAATTAAGCCGGCACCAGCAGCAATGCCTCCTGCCGCCAGGGCCGGAGCCGCTGCGCCAGCAAGTTTGGCAACCGTTTCGGGATTTCGCCCAGCCAAACTGGCTATTTTTCCGGCAATTCCGGGGGCATCTACAAATTCACGACTGTTAGTTAAAGCCCCTAAAACCCGTCTTTCAGCAACCTCAGACCCAGTAAGCATTGCGACTTTTAAAAAGTCCCCCAAAGCCTTACCCGCTAATCGTGTGGTAGTACTAGTAATCATCCTACTTTTACTCCTTGGCTCGGGAATTTACCAACCGTATCTTTCATTTTACTGTTAGTACCAGTTGTAGCTGGTTGTGTCATCAGTACTGAAAGCCTCTCTTTTGTAATTGCATCTTCAGGTTTAACCAACCCCCTTTCAATTGCCCCACCAGGTCCACTATATTTGTAGGCAAAATCCCTGGCAAACCGCGTCGCGTTGTCAGGTAAATCAGTGGCTCCAGCCACATTAATTTTTTGCTGGGAAGCGGCAGCAGTTTCAGCGGAAAAAATATCCGTGTCATACATAGACCCGGCATCGGGATTGTTTTTAATCTGACCTGCAAAGAATCGAGCAAAATCTCTCGGATCAGAAATACGCTCCGCCTCGGGACCCTGCTGAGCTCCATCTCCAGGTCGACGACCTTCGCGGAACGCTAAATCGTCAAGACCGTAACGTTTGTTGAAAAATGGAGCAACCATTACGAATTACTTTCCTTTTTTCTTGCGCAGCTTAGTTAAGGTTTTGGCCAGGTTGGCCTGTTTAACTGTCTTCGGATCGTATTCGTCGGGGTTGGAGGTGACTTTGGCTGCATATTCAGCTGTAGTCATCCCAGCCTCCTGGGCTTTTTTAGAGAATGCGCCAGGGTGCTTGCTTGTAGCCTCCTGAATCCACTTACCGCCTTCTGCCATGATCCGCAAATAAAAACTATTTTATCAGGAGACAGCGTCTACCTTGGCTGCAATCAGGTGTGCTGCGTGTAACTCAGGGGCAGACGCCTCGAAAGCCCGGACTTTATCGGCAGCAACTTGAGGCAGCCAATTTTTGGCCATGTCTAGAGCCAGTTTTTTAATCTCGGGGCCAGTCAGTTGACCATCTGCAACCGATTCAATTGCCAATTCAAAAGCCTTGTCCACCTTGGAACCATCCCAACGGGCGAGGTTCTGATCCAGAACGGGGTCGATAATGTCGTAAGCTTTTTTGACAATCGGACCGTATTTTAAAAGGCGGCTCGCAGTTAAATTTTTGCGAATCAAAGAAGCGGCAGCAGCTGCACCAACACCAAGCAGCATGGCCAAAATCGGCTCAAGAAAAGACATAATCTGTACCTCAATAAATTAAATCTAACACTCTTGGATTACTGAAGTAGCCCCATGCTGCGACCAGCATTGATAAAGCCGCCGGCGGAATCCTGGCCCTTCACAAAGGTGCCGCGTTGAATCCGATCAACAAGTTCGTTTACATATTTGGGATCGGCGTCGAAGTTATAAGTTTGCGCTCCAGACTTGGTTTTGTATGTGACCGCAACTTCATTGGCCGGAGAAACACTAATGTTGTGGATTGGACCCGCAGGGATATCTTGTGAAATCATGCCACCCGCTTCTTCGCGTGAAGTCCGCATGGCCTTGGCCTGGCGCAGAAGCTTGGCAGTTGTATCACTAATATCTTCCGATACACGGACTGATTCCGGCTGGCTCGTGACAATCGCCTCTGGTTGTTTTGCTTTCAGCAGAGCGGTGCCCTGACTCTTCGGCATCAAGCCCAGTGCTTTACGCGCAAACGCTTCTGCTTCCTCACTTTCTGCGGTGCGACGAACTGGTGCAGACGCAACGGGAGCGGTGGGGGCCGAAACCACAGAAGCAGGGGCTTCCACCTTGGGGCTCACCATTGCCGTGATCGGGCTCTCAACTGTTGCAGGTTCGGCACCAGTGAGACGGGTTTCTGGGGTTGGGCGAACCTTGGTGAAGCTGACAGGTTGGCGAGCACCACCAATTAATTCCTCTGGTTCCATCGAAGCGCCAGCAGAGCGCATCATCTCAGTGTATTGGGGAGTCTGGCGGAAGCTCTCAGCAGCACGAACAGCACCAACCCCAACAGGGCTAATCCCCTCTTGACGACCTTCTTTTAAAACATCTTTAAGAGCGCGTTCGCCGCGACCGGCAACCCCGGCAGCGTACTCAGCCACAGACTTCTCAACGCGAGCCTGTTG